TGCTGGTAGTTCCGCTGGAACTGTTTGATTGCCACATCAGCAGTCACAGAGTCGTGGTTCGCTTCTTCTGTGGCAATCTGCATCTTGGTCAAACCATACTGAGCAGCAGTCAGGTTCAACTGGAAATTCGCTTGAGCAGTTTCGATCTTGGTTTTCTCAAGCTCTACCAGAGCTTGAGTTGCTTGGATCTCAGCAATACGGGCCTGCATCTGTGCAGTCACAGCAGCCCATCGGGATTGGTCTTTCTGGAGAGTGAAGGAGACAGCTTGTCCCATCACTTGGTTTGCAACAGCCGTATAGACCTCTGCATACTGGGAACCCGTAATACGATTCCCTTTGAATTCACGTTGAAGATGTTTGTCCATGGCTTGCATGAACACATCAAAAGCACCCGGACCGTCCAGAGTGCCTTCACCAGCAGTCACTTCTGCAATAGTGGCGCCAACAATGTCTGAGTAGAGATCTGAGTTTTGATCTGGAGTGATATCAAACTTGGGATCAGTGAAATCAGGAGAGGCGGGGATCGTAACCCCCGCCGTCAGTGTGTTGAACAGATCATTCGCCAACCCAGACGAATTATCGGTGTTTTCGAATTCATTGCTCATCGCACTGGTCTCCTTGTTGTCTCAACCCGCTATAACGGGTTTACTCGTGAGCGTCCACGGCTCCACGAGCTTTCTGATCTTTTGCCAGAGATTCAACTTCTTCTTTCGAAAGAGGAGGAAGCTCTTCGATAGAGAAACGAGGCATGAGAACAGTCTTGTACTGCTTCACACCGAAGCTCTGACCACGTTGTTTGATCTCTTTTCGCATCGGATAGCGTTCTTCACGCATCGAATTGATGAGGATCTCAGGAACGTGATAACCCAGTTCATTCTCTTCACCAAAGGGAATATACTTCGAGACCTTGCCACAGAACTTGTTGTAGACGGTCTTGATGGAACCGGGAAGAGCCGCATCACCCGGATCCAGATTGGTGATCCGTACACGATGAAGACGCATTGCCTTGGCACGAACGATGGCACGCTGTTCAGCATGAGTCAGTCCGGGAGTGTGGGGATTCAGAAGAGCCAGTGCAGTACGCGGAAGATCCATGACGGATTTTTGCTTCAGAACTGCTTTCGTTTCGTCGGTCGTCTGGTCCTTCAGAGCCTGCATCAGATTCTGATCGACTTCATCATCTGGTTCATTCTCAGACTCTTGTCGTTCCAGAAGAACCGGGAGAATCTTCTCCTTCAGAGTGCCAGTACCCGTATTGCCAGAGAACGAGATATTGAGTTCATTGGCGATGAACCGAAGCATTTCCTTGTCATCCGTGTTATCCACGATTTCCAGAAGCTCTTCGGTGGTTTTGTTGGAGATATCATCCATTGGGTTTTTCCTTTTGCGTTACCATGGTGAAGTCCGCTTAACACAGCCTAAAAACCAAGACAAGAAATGAAAGAGGCACCCGAAGGTGCCTCAATCAGTCTTATGTGCCTGAGATTACTCAGGGATGGGGCTGTAGGCCACGGCCATACGTTCCCCACGGAGCTTGATGAAGCCGTAGAAGAACTTGATCGAGGAGAACCCGATCTTGCCGTAGGGGTCAGTCCGATCCGCAGTCTTCTCACCGGGCTTCTTGACGATGATGCGGAACTTGGACTTGCCTTTCCCGCCCATGCCCTGAAGGCCGATGGTTGCGAATGCTTCATCACCGATCACGAGCAGCGGAGCAACGTCATAGCGACCGCCAGTGGCTTGGTAGCCACCATTGGTGTTTTCAGTTGCACCAACGCCCTGCCAGCGCATCATCTGCGGAACCACGATGATCCGAAGATGAGCAGTCGGAATTGCACCGATCTCACCATTCATGATCGTCGCAGCATCTGCATACTTCTCAACGGGTACGAAGTCTGCCCAATCACTGATCATGATTTGCAGTTCGGAACCGATGTAAGCGACACGCGAGGCCGAGATCACACGGGTGTCCGTCATCCGCGAACCCTTGATGATACGGGTTTTCTTCGGAGTCCGGTTGTCATCGAGGATGACACTCAGACGCTTCAGATCACCGACATCGAGAGACGTGATAGAACCGGATTCACCAGAGATTTCAGCCACCGACGTTGCGGTACCGGGGAAGATCTTCACGTCAGCAGCCGACAGGAGGTCAGCTTGCAGAAGGTCTTCGTAGATCTCGTTCGCACCACGGAGCATCTCACGCGAGAGATGGCCGTAGAGGTCCGAGTCGGTATCGAACATCAGCGAGTCTTCAGTCCATTCCATGAAGAAGCCGTGCTCTTGGATTTCACCCTTGCGCTCCAGACGGGTAAAGCCAACACGGTTCACGCGACCACCTTGTTCCGTTAGAGTTGGCATCTTGCCGAGAATCGTACCGACATCACGCGAACCACCGTAGAGCGAACCCACGTTCTGTTGCTTCACACCAGCACCAGCAGACGCAATTGCAGCATCAGCATCGGTTTCATCAGCATACTGAACGACGTTATCGCTCATGGTGATCAGAGTGAGACCATTACCTGCCGAATCATCTGCACCGTCAGTTGCCACGACTTCCGCCGTACCCGTTGCCGAGTTCACGTTGTCGTTGATGGCAGCGACAGCAGCAAAGGAACCAGCATTCGCAACACGAATACCAGAGACCGGGAAGGTAACGGTATAGGTGCCGGGGATACGAGCAACACCATTGGCGTCGATACCTTGGTCGTTGACGTTCAGTTCATCCAGAAGCGGCACGTAGTAGTACACGCGCATTTCTTTGCCGTAGTGCTTCGGCATGGACTTCGCATCAGCCAGCGGCGAGAAATACATCTCTTCGGCAGCGTCGATCAGCGATTTTCGATCCCAGTAGTGGGTGTTGAACTGGGGGCCAACGCTGGACTGGTTACCAGCTTCGTTGACCTTCGGAGCGTTATAGATCTGAGCCATGGTGTGTTCCTTTCAGTGTCTCAGAGTTTCACTCGGGAGGAGCCATCTTCAGGAATTCCTCGTCCGACATTTTATCGAAGTCAGGCTCTTTCGGGGTTGTCTGCCCGGTCTGCTTCGAGGGAGGTGTCGAAGAAAGATGTGGATTGGCAGCAGGCTTCTTCGTACCCGACTGCTTCCTCGCCCCTTGTGCAACTGGCTGATTCTGAGGTTGGCCCGATTGTAGCGGAGCCATAGAATTACCACCTTGCGCGGGATTTTGTTGAGGTTGATTGAACACTCCAGCGTTCTTCATGGCTTCTCCGACTTGATCGAAGGCTTGAAGGAAGGGAACTCCCTGCAAGTAGCCAATCGAGCGTTGATAGTTCAACTCCTCGACTACTTTATCGTAAACCCCGGCCACTTTCATCTCGTTCAAATTGCCCAGAATACTGGGGTTTTCCCGAAGTTTCCGTTTCGATACGTCGTCCCAGTCATCATGGATATGCGTTACCAGTGCTGCCCCTTCGGGAGTTGATACCGTCATGTCCAGTATTTCCCGAAACTCGTTCGTCTGGGGATTACCAGCGTAGTTATTAGCCTGATAACCCGAATCTTTTTCCGTATCAAGATCCATCGGGTCGATATTGTGACTTTTTAGCAACTGTGTAATTGCCCCTTTGTCACCTTTCGACAGGTCGATGAGGAAATTCAATTTGTCCGGATCGTTCAAACCTTGGTCTGACAGCATCCGATTCAGTTGTTTCATCGGTTTGATTTCTTGCATCCGACGTGAATAGTTTACGCCTTGCTGCATCAATCGAATTGCATCTTCCGGAGAACGCACAGTGAAATCTTTTCCATCCGCTTTGAATGGAGCAGTGATTTGTTGATAAAAACCAAGAGCGGTATCCATCTGTGCAGTATCCATGCCTTCAGGTAGTTTGTAATACCCAGCTTTGGCAGGAGTTTCCTTACCCTTTACAGATTTTTCTTCTCCGGTTTTGTCGTCGGAAGTCTTCCCTTCTTCTTCGGTGTCTGTTTCGGATTGCTCACCGTTCGATGAATCTTCTTCGCCGGTAGCTTCTTCTCCTTCACCGGCCATGGGGTCAGTGTTGTTTTCGGAACCTTCCGTGTTTTCTTTTTCGGACCCGTCAGAGGTGCCGGAATCAGAACCAGTATAGGACTCGCCAGAC